GCTGTATTAGCTGCTGCTTCTGCTTCAAGTCCTGCAATACCGCCCTTAAATAATGCTTCCGATTGACCTTGTGCAGCCATTTGAGCAAGCCTAGACATCTCAAGAGCCGGTTGCATAGAAGCCATAGCTTGATTCTGCGGTAGGTAGGCTGCCCCTAGCATACCAGTAATATTACCAATGTTTTGACCTTGTAATTGAGGAGCTAACTGTGCTGATTGAAATGCTGCTGCATTTTGAGACTCTTGTATTGCTTTCTGGAATGCTAGTTGCTCTGGTGTACCGCCATAAGCTGCTGTCTGTACGCCGCTACGGCCTTGATTAAATAAACTGTTCTGCATTGCTAGTCGTTGCCGATCTTCTTCTGGCATCTGTATGGCCCGAATTTGATCGTATAACGATTGAGCCGTGGTTGGATCGACTTTAGCTAGTGCGTTAACATCAGTTAACAATTGATCTTGAATTTGTTGTTCCGTCGTCCCTAACGTGGTTGTTAACTGTGGTATCAGACCTTGGTCAGTAAGTAACGGATTTAATTGTGTATTAGATCCTGTAGAGGTTTTTACAGCAAATGGTTGAAAAGCTGCTTGTTCCGCAGACCCAGTAGCAATTTCTGTTGCTCTATTACCTAATGTAGTTCCTAATTTTTTTAAATCTCCAATTTCACCTTCAGACAAGGTATAAGGTAATACGGCTGATCCAAGCTGTCCTGCTCCAGTAAGTAATCCTGAGAGAGAGGTACTTGTTGATGGTATATCTACTCCAAGAGCATTTTGAAACGTAGTAGCCATTAGTATGTGCCTCCACTAATTGTCCCGCCACTCAAAGTAGTAAGCGCAAGTGTCGGAATAGTGACAGTTCCTGTAAACGTAGGGCTTGCTGAGTTAGATTTAGTAGCGACAGCAGTTGCAATGTTATTGTACTCTGCATCAATCTCTGTGCCTTTAATAATCTTTGCGGCGTTGCCGGAGGATAAAGCGTCCTTTGTCGCAAAGTTTGTAGTCTTAGTATAGTTTGACATTAGATAGTCCTTCCGATAATAGCCTGTGCAGTTAATCTTTGAATTGACACTGCTGATCCGTTAATTTCTGATTCAACACCTAATTGAATAACTTGACCTCCACCAGAAGCTTGAACTGATGGGCGGTTAACAAGCACCCCTGCATTAAATTCACCAAGGTTATATTCTGCAATATTATATTCAGCAAGTATCTGCTCTGCGAGTACAAATGTTTTCTTCCTGTACGAAAATGAATAATCATAACCCCAGTTTAGTGTGGCTTGTGTGTCACTCCCGCCTATAATTGTAATCTTTAAATTCTTTAACAGTTTTAAATTTGATGGAGCACCAAAGTCGATGTAGTTAGTAAAGTAAGACATAGTGTAGATAGCAGCATTATCTTTGAATCCATCGTACTTTGCTATGCCAGCCCCTTGTCCAAGAAATAAAGTGCCGTCACGGAGCCTACAGAAAGCCTGAGGGGTAATTGTATTCCAACGTGTCACCCTTGCTGATCCGTCTTCTAGTGGACTACGCATATCAAAACAATAAGTAATACCGTTTGTTTCAAGCTGTAATAAATAAAAGGCTTCTTCTGGTGAGTAGACAGAATATATACGCCCTGTCTCTGTAGCAATTAGCGACATCATCTCTGTCCGTACATTTTTAGAGATGTCACGCATGGGCATAGATTTTTCTTGAATAGTTCTTGCAAAGCTCCGTAAGCCGTCATCAGACAAAAAGATAATATCTTTACCTGTTACTTGAATAGAGTCTCTGGCAATACAACCAATACCGTCTACAGTGTCTTCAAGCTTCATTGTTGCAGGATCGTCAGCACCTGAGTATACAAGAATCTGTGTTTTACCAAAGATGATTAAAAAGTTATTATGGATGGTGATAGCTGTAATTTCATCAGCACCGTTAGGCCACACTTTAGATATGTCTATAGATCCAGACGAGCCTGTGTTCCACTTAACACCCGTAAGGAGATCGCTCCAAAAGACGGTGGTATTGTCGGAGGCCGTTTGGGCAACCCAGAGTCTACCAAAGCCAGACTGCACAATATCACCAGCAGGAACAGTTCCGCTGTAATCTGTGTGAGCAGAAACTTCATCGCATGTTGTGCCGTTATAATATATAGGGTCAGATCCTTTCCTAAATAAATAAATCACTCCATTGAGTGTTGCTGTGGAAAAGTTACCATCACCAACTGTATAGCTTGAAGGCGTAATATCAACTAAAGTTGAAGTTCCCTTATAGATTTTAGTTGCGGAAGCACTGATAACTTCTGTAGTGCCGTTAGCTTTAATAAATTCACTAATATGTACTAGGTTGTCTCCTCCAGAGCTAGTAACGTAAGACCAACCCTTACGAGCACCAATACGTCCAAACTGGTCAATAACACAGTTATCAGCGATTAGTGCAAACTGTTCTGACAAAGACGTAGGAGAGTCTTGAGTGTTTAACCCAAAGAAACCCGGAGCTTGAATGGCTACACTCTGTAGTTCTTTTGCCATTAGTTAACATTCCAAGTAATTTCTTCTGGACGTAAGTTGGCATCTAAAGCAACAGCATTTGTTAGATCTGCTTGTGCTAATGCAACTTGTTCTCCTGCTGATTGGCCACCTGTCTCACCTCGCTCACGTAAAGCATAAGCAAATGCAAACTGTTCAATAACAGAAGACGGTAGATTAGTCGTAGCAGTGTCAGTTGTAAGCACTGTATCTCGCTTAACACCATATACACTTAGAGTAACAATAGAATTAGGCGTTGGATGCAATCGTATTTGTACATCGTTGTTTGTGTCAACACCTTCTAAAGCATAGTATTGAATTGTACCTTGAGCATTGTTTGTGCCTAAAGACAATTCTCTTATTCTTTGTAAGGTGGCTTGGGGGACTACAGTATTGCTAGTTTCATTATGAACGTACAGCACTTCTGAACGAGTGCCAAAGTCTGTTAAACGATATAAGTTTTTACCAACAACTGTATCAATAGAAAGAGTAGTTCTTAATACTGACCAATCCCAAGCAGACTCGACATACCTTATTGCGTCATTAACAAAGATACCAATTAGTTCTGAGTAGTCTGTATCAGCTACAGTTGCCACTGTGCTCTCTCGTAATCGTCTTAGTGTATTGTTTACTAATTCTAAATAGGTCATTTGTATCTCAATATATCATAATTTAAGTAAAATCTTAAGCATTCATAATATTCATAACCATTGAGTCTTGGTAAGGTTGAAATGATAGATCTACTGGTAATGGACCTTGGTAACCTCTAGGAGCCGTAAAGCTACCCGCTAGTTCTTGTTCAGAAACTTGTCCGGGGAGACTTACGTTTGGAAGTGAAAAGCCAGAAATAGCGTCTGAAATTCCATCTGGGACACCAATATTATCTGTTACGTTGGCGATTGCGTCTCCTGCACTAATTAAAGCGTCTTTTGCTGGTTCGGCTACACCGGCGACAACATCCCCGACGTTTTTCACAACTTCAATTCCCGGTTGAATTGCTACGTCATCTAAAGTTGAGCCAACCTTTTTAATTGCTGTTACAGCTTCAGATAGAACTTTGTCATCAAATTTACTTCCTGCTTTCTGTGCTGCTGCAATAATTGGTTTTAAATCGTTTATAATAGGCTGTAAAGCTTCATCATCGAATTTAGAAGTTACTTCATTAATAGCCGAAATTAATCCGTCTAACTGTGGATTATTAAAAGATTTTAAATCCGTGATAAATTCTGGCAGAGGTATTGTTTCAAACCCTTTAAGTTCGCTGATAAACGCCTTGCCCACAGACAGATTACTTTTCCCACCAACTAACGCGGCTGTTCCCATTACAACCCCACGCCCTACTCCTTGAGCAAATTGATTGGTAATGTTTTTGTCATTCCAATCCATGACTTTTCCTGTAGCATAACCAGCTATTTTGCCTAATACGGCTCCTTTTGGATCTTTAGCTATATTATACGCATTTATTAAATTGCCAAATGCACTAGAAATATCCCCTAAATAAGATAAGGCGTAAGCTTTAGCAATTTGTTCGGGATTGTCTCTAATATTTCTAGCAATAGCACCAACAGTTCTTTTTAGGTCATTAAAACCGCCTGTTGTAAACATACCTTCCGGGCCAATATCAAAAGGATATCCTAATTGCTCTATAGATTTATGTGCAGATCCTTCATCATATTGTGTTAAATAGTAATTATACATTTCTGTTTCAGAACTATCTAAGGCTTTTTGTAATTCTGAAGCTTTAGCAGTATTGCCGGACGAATTAGCTACGTTTAAATCACCCATTAACTGTGCCGCAGCAGCACTATGAACTAAAAAATTATACGCATCATCGCCTTCAATGCCTTTAGCACCTTTTGCAATAGATTCTGCTTGATTTTTTAAAGTGCTTAAATCCTCCCCAGTTTGAGATGCGCTATATAAAAGCGTACCAAAATCTTTAAAATTACCAGTACGAGCACCGCCAACTAGTTTTTCAAATTCTGATGGTTCTTGTTCTTGAACTTTTACTAACGCTGGAGGAAGTACAGACATTTCAAGTAAATTTTCAGCTTCTTGTTGATTTATTTCACCGCTTGCTAATCGTTGAGAAATATTAAAAGCTGTAGGTTTTTCTAACATACTAGATGATTTAAGGTCAATATTATTTGCAGTACCGTCTACAGTAACTGCTTGAGGATTGACATCTTTTTGCAACTCTCCCATTATACCAGCAGTGTCCATCCCAACAAAGTTTTGAGTTGCTGGGCTAACGTAGTTGAAACTACCGTCTGGAGTTTTAGGCGGAGTTACTTTAGAATCTAGAATATTCATTTCTTGTTCTAGCCAAGAACCACTATCTGTTTTTTTACCTTTTGGTATTGGTTGTCCTGATTGAACTCTGACAATCCCGTTTCCTGTATCAACAAAAGTAACATTATTTTTGTCGATAACTTGTTGTTTAAGAACATTCATTTCTTGTTCTAGCCAAGAATCACTATCTGTTATTGTGCTGTTTGGCGGGATTGGTTGTCCTGATTCAACTCTTACAATTCCGTTTTCTGTGTCAGCAAAAGTAATTTCTGTTGCTGTTGGAACTGGAGCTACGTCTTGTTGTAACATTGTTTGTATTTGTTCTTTAGACTTTCCTTGAAACCTCTCAGGAACAGTTGTAGGTCTTAACATTCCTAATGGTTGTGCTGGCGGTGGTGTTGGTGTTTGAGCTGGTGTTTGCGTAAGCATTCCCGATTGCTGGGGAAAATTAATTCCTTTACTTATAAGCTCATTAACGTCACCTTGTGTTAAATTATAGGATTGACGTAAAGCTTGTTCGGACAAATACTGAGGATTTTTTCTAATTGCATTATTAATGTCATCGATGCTACCCGCAGAATAAGCAGCTTGCCCCATAGCTTTCTGAAGATCTGCACCGGTTAAACCACCTAGTTGTTGATTATTTGTAGCGTCTCTATTACCCGCTGTAGTTATCATTGGGTTAACGTAAGCGTTAACTAATTGTTCATTAAGCATCCCACCTTGTGATTCTATAAAGGCACGATCTTGATTAACTTTTGCTTGTGCTTCAGCTTGAGACAACCCTGCTAAAGTTCTTGCATAATTATCATATTGTTCTGGTGTGTAGTTAACTGCCATTTAGCCTCCTTGTATCACATCATTAAATTCAACAATAGACACAATCATAGTCATGTTCTGTGTTGATGTGCCTGTGATTGTTGCACCAGCCGGTAAGATAATAAAGTCACCTTCTCTACCACCAAGGTGTAGTATATCTTTAGAGCTTATTGTATGACCTACTAAAAAGTTTAGGCTATTAATTAACATTGTTACAGTTCCGCTAGAACCTGATGTATTTGTTATGTAAGCAGAGCGATACTCAGCCTTTTTTCCAGCAGGAACTGTGTACAACGTAGTTGTTCCAGAACTAGTAATGTTAGAACCAAAAGATTTTCTAATCATTTACGTTTTGATCCAGCGGCCTTCTTAAAACTAGAAGCTGTCGGTGCTCCTTTAGTCCCAACCTTCCGCATTTTTTCATTACTGCCTTGTTTAATACGTTTACGTTTAGCGTGGATGTTAGCGTATAAACCTTTTGACATTACTTGATTGCCTTTTTTTGTGCTGTCTTAGATAGATCTTTAAAATGAACTAAGTTTTGACTAGCACTTGTATGGGTTTTACCGGACATCATTTTTCCGTTTGTTTTATGGGTTGCACCTTTGTGCTCCACACCTGATTTAAAATAATGTTTAACACCTTTAGCCATCATTTCATCTTCTTTGCTTTAGGTTTTACCATGGGTTTAGTTGCCACTTTTTTCTTTTTTGTTGCTGGTGGCTTTCCCATTTTTGATCCGTATCTTCCGGTACCGTACATAGTAGTTTCCTTACTTAGTTAGATGTTTAGATTTTTCAAATGTTCTTAGCCCTCCTAGGCCAAGCATTCCCAATAACACAGTCATCAACGATTCCATGTCGAAGACAGGTAGCGTAGGAATTTCTTGGCCTGTAAGAGCCACTCCAAATAAAATGAGTGGAGCCAGAATAAAATGATACGCAAGTGCAAATCCGCATGTCCAACCAACGAACGGCCTCCACCCACTAACGAAAACATTAGCTGATTTAGCTTCTTCCCTGTTGGTAAGGATCTGAGCCATTGCAGATTCGTGCGCTTGTTTAGAAGCAATTGTGCTAATTTCGTGTGCAAGCGCATTTTTCTGATCCTTATCTTCTATAAACTTATCTAACAACACTGTCACAGGTGCAATCAATGCTTGTAACATTATGCACCACCTGCGGCTTTAGGCATAAAACGTGGAACACATGCCATATGAGTCTCTTCGGAATTGTCTGTCATTACTTCCATCGCTTGTGCAAAACAATTCTGTGGCGTATCAAACTCTTGTAAATGCTGAATGTGCATTATGCCCGGTTGTGCAAAGATGTACCACATTCCAAAAACAACCCACATATTATTTACCTCTTAGTTCCTATGATCCAATATAAGAAATAACCGCATATGCCAATAGCAGAAAGGGTGGCCAAGGTAAGAGCAATACCAATACACCATTCTTTAAAAACTCTGGCTCTACGGGCTTTCTGTGCTTGAATTCTGTTCCGTTCATTGCTTTTAATCAGCTTCCTGTTGTTGATAAATTTACAGTAATCTTCCCATAGTCCGGGTCTACCTTGGTATATGAATAGCTGTTTGATTTCAGCTTCTCTTTGATTTATCTTTTCTAATTCAAAGAAGCATTCCATGTCACCATTTTTACTTTTAGCTTCTATGACTTCTTTAGCATCTGCGAGTTTGGTTAAGTGTGTTCCTAGTTCACCTACAGATGACACATGACCTGCAAACTGCTTGATTGCCGCCACTGCTTCATTAGCAAGTTTAATTGCCGCAATGGTTTCAAAAATCACTGCGTTGGAATCATAATAGCAACGAGAGTTCCTAGCACGGCTACAACATTAATCATAATCATTGCCTCCAATCTCCAAAGCCTTTTATCTAAAGTATTTAATTTGTCTTGGACATACTCGTACCGCACAGCACATTCAGCTTCGTGCTTCTCAAGTTGCGCATGTGTTTCCATGTCCATTAAAGGCTCCGGTGCAAGTTTCATTATTCCCCATCTTCTAGTCTTGGATCAACAAAGTTTGGATTAGCGGCCCATGTTGTCCCGTCAAAGGTATACATGTTCCCGTACCAATCGGCAGGAGCAGTTACATTTTCATGTAGGGTTGAGTCTCCGCTGTTA